AAGTAGGCGAAGATGGCGAAGCCCTAACTGACAATAAGGGCAACGTACAGCTTTATGATGCAACTGATTATGACTGCTCATACCTTGCAGAAGGTTTGGACGATGATGACTTAGAGGAAATTAATTATGTGGGCAATTAACTGGACAGAGATGGGCTGTACTCAGTACGCTGATACCATAGAAGATGCACATAAGATTGGACAGCGCGGTGGTATATTTTATATAATAACTTATATAGGAAACAGCAATGAACATAAAGACCTTTAAATTTAGCGGCGAACACCCTGACATGCACACTGGTACTTACTATACTATGAAAGAATATTCGGAGGTTGCAGAGGTAGGGTTTAAAACTCTATGCAGTAGGATGGCAAGGTTCAGGCATGTAGAGGTAGATAATAATTTCTTAGCCCTGAATTACTCTAAGCCCGAAGGTATCTTAGAAGGGATGTGCGAAAATCTTTCAATGCAATGGCTAAGAAAACAACTAACTACAATAGATCATAACTACAAGGAGCATAGACAATGAGCAACATATACTTTGATAAGTTTATAGAGAGCCTAAACGAAAAACAGCAGGACACCAGTGTTATTATAACAGGAGACACGACCAGATTAACTAGTACGAACTATCATTTTTTACAGGGATTGCTCGATGGGATGATGATTGAACTTATGGACGACGTAGAAGCAGATACTCTGTTAGAAATGGGCGTGGGTGTACTCCACGAGGACTACCACAGGCTTGCTAGAATTAAGAAACAACTGGCACTTAATGAGATACTGTTAGATTCTTATGCAGAAGACGAGGAAGGACTATGAATACTCCAAAATTAAAGAGTCAAATAGATTTAGAACAACCGTTTCAAAGCTATAAAGTTATAGTATCAGAAGTCCGTGGCTATCTAATAGATGTTGCGGCATCAAGTGAAGAAGAAGCATTAACATATGCTAAAGTTAACAAGACCTATATACAGTACGACTCAAGGATAGTGGACACTCACTATCAAATATATAAAACTGAAAAGGATGATGATGATGGAACAGATAGATGATTACTATGAATGTGGTATGTGTTTGGTTATGTTTAAGCCCCATAATAATCAAACAGATCATTGTACTTTATGCTTTAAAGGGCTTTTAAACTTTGAAGATATAAAGGATGTATATGAATACCCTTTAGAAGGTAATAAAGAATAACTTAAAAGCCTTTAAAAGGATTATAAAGATCTTTAAAATGTTGTCAAGTACTTTCGTACTTAAAAGTAAATTAAACTAAAACAATTGGAGAACACCATGAATAATATTACACCGATGTTTCAAAACAACACAGCACTACAAGCAATAAGAGAAAGAGGTTATGGTTCAGCAGAGTTTGATATAGCTGTTGCGCCACTAGACTACCTTGTTACAGGACACGATGGTTTAATGGAGAGAAACAACAGTTCCAAGTCTGTTATTTATCGCACCGATACTGGCGAGGAGCTAGGTATCCACGGTCACGGCTACAAACCTGTAGCACCCAAGCACATGATAGATGTTACAAGAAATATCATTGAGCGTTCTGACCTGTCCATCAATGGGATGGAGGAGACTATTAGAACCTCACACAATGGCTCTAGAACCTTTGTGCAGTATCGGTTGCCAGAGCATACCTATAGAACTAGTGACGGTGACGAGGCAAGTCTGAGCCTCCTATCTATATCATCCTTTGATGGTACTTGGCCGTTCATGATTAGTGCCGCCGCTATACAGTTTGCTTGTACAAATCTTCAAGTCTTTGTAGGTGGTGAAGTGTCAGTGTTCAAAGCTAAGCACACTAGGTCACTAGACATTGAGCAGGGCGGTAGGATTATTACTAAGTCTTTAGATCTCTTTCACAATCAGCGTGACCTATGGCAACAGTGGCAGGGTAGAGCGTGTAGTAATCTGGAGGCGTTTAGATTCTTTGCCGAAGCACTCAAGTGCAAGACAGCTTTAGATTTAATAAAGAAAGGCGTTACTAACCCTACTGATATACTGTTTGATATGCCTAGACGCAACACTAGTCTTCAGTATATGTGGAATATGTATAATGCAATCTATTCTAAACGACTTGGCGATAACTACTGGGCTGTGTATAATGCTATGACAGATTGGTCAACACACTTTGAAGCCCCTCGTTCTTCAAGCATGGCGAACATTGCATCAGTACAGAACGATAGACAAGAGGTTGTAAGACAGACCCTTAATGCTCACACTTTCTTATCGGTTGCGGCATGAAGATACCAGAGAAAGTATTTAGTATAGATTCACTGGCGCATCGAAAGGTGCGCTATATTCTAGACAAGCCTAGTCAACTACAAGATGCAGTATTAGATATTGTTGCAGGCACCAAAGCTAAGTGGACTGTTAAGGAATGGTTAGCTGTTACATCTAAAATAGAATCATCTGATTTAACTGTAGGTGAATACATTAATAACATTAATAGGAGTAATGAATTATGACTAGAGGATTTGGCGAATACTTTTTAAGTTTTAACTTGCGGAACGGTGTAGGTTTTGATTTAGAATTTCCTACCAGTAGAGCAGTGTGGGTTACTAACACAGAAACAGATGAACTAACTGCGGCATCCTTTGATGGGACAGTAATACTGTTGCCGCTATTGATCATTACCTTTGGTAAGATTTGGTCAGAGGATTAAAACAATGAAGCTAAGCACACTAGAACATGTAATGATAGGAGATGTATATCTGTCTGACTATCCAGATTTTTGCGATGCCTTTATTGAGTCGGCTAACCACCCGAATGGTGGCGATGCATTGACAGATGATGAGCTTGAGGCAATATCTGAGGACAATAAGACACTGAGCTTTGTAAATGAATACATCCATGCTCATCAACTCTATCTTAATTGAGGAGAAAACTGCATGAGCAATGCAACACATGGTGGCAAAGGCGATCGAGCAAGAAGCGTAAACTTAAATAGGTTTAACGGTAACTTTGATGCGATCTTTAACAAACAACAGACGGAGAAAGAAGATGGAGAAGGTAAAGAATCTAACGATAAACGTCCTGCAAAGGGCGACCAATTGGCTAGAGAAAGAAACAGAAACAATGAAGAGTAAGTTTGAAACAAGATTCATAAAAACAATAAGGACTGTAGTAGTGTTGTCGTGTGTCTTAGTCCTTATAAATGTTCTATTAATATTGCGAGGATAGTGTATGTTAGATTTAATATTAGGACTGTTTGTATTTATAGCACTGGGGTGTGGCATTAGGTTGCTATACGAATCTGAATTAATGATAGACGAACTCAAGAAAGAGCGGGAGGATGATCGTAATGTTTGAAGAGATGTTTAGTGTAGAGCCTTCAGCAAAAGCAGTAGCTACATCAAAGGCCGCAGAAGATGTGGTCTATGGTAAGATAGCAATGACTAAGGCTTGCTCACACTACAATGTACTAGAACAATCAGTAATACAATTCATTATAGATAAGACAGAGTATGAAACTACAATTGATATAGAAAGATCAAGGTCAGATATTGACCCCGATAATTACGGAAACAAATAAAAGGCTTGACACGTTTTACTAATCGTGGTATACTCCACATTCAATTTTAATCACCAACAGAAGAAGGAAAGTCACATGGCTATATTAGAAGGCTCAGCATATTGGGCATCAGTAACAACTCCGAATACAACTTTTGATCCTATGTATTCAGTTAATGTAGTAGTAGATGAAGCAACCGCAGAGGACTTTAAAGCGCGAGGCTTCACCATCAAGCAGATGGAGGAAGGCCCTGCAATTGTTGTTAAGCGTAAGGTCGAAGGCCCTAATGGAATGGTACGCCCTGCCCCTAAGCTAGTAGATCAATACAAGAATCCACTAGATGCAAGGGTTGGTAACGGCTCAACGGTTAAGGTTCAATACAAAGAATGGGAATCGGTATGGAAAGGTACAACCTTTAAGGGTTTAGACTTCCAAGCTATGCAGGTTCTAGAACTGATCGAAGTTGGTACGCCAGATGGTGCTGAGTTTGATTCTTATGATGCAGAAATGGAGGATGAATTATAGTGGGTATCATCACAGTAGATGACGTTAAGTATGAGTCAGACAATCTGACAGATGCCGGTAAATCAATACTAGCCCATCTAGTAGAGGCAGATAAAAATACACGAGAGGCTTCAATGAGCGCGGCAATCTTTCAAGCCGCTGTACTTCAATTGATAGTCGAACTAAAAACTAACCACCTCACGGATGAGGCCATTGCAACAGAGGAAGTTGAAGTAACTGAGGAGTAAGGCCTGTGCCTTTTGTTAAATTTCATTTACCATGCCCAAGCTGTGGCGGTAGTGATCCAGTATCAGTTAATGATAACGGCTCTGGCTACTGCTTCAGTTGTACTAAATATTTTCCTAACTATGACACACCGGAAGTGCAACAACCTGATACCGTAACGGACTTCGTAGAGTATCAAAGGAATACTAAGATGGAACAAGGTTCATCAACTGCAACACCCAATCCTTCTGCCTCTTTCAATGAACTAACTGACCGCAAGATAAGCTTAGCTACTGCTAAGAAGTACGGCGTTAGATCAACGATCAGAGATGGCAAGATTGATAAGCACTATTACCCCTACTACAATGGACATGAGTTCGCAGGAACTAAGATCCGTAAACAGAACAAGGAGTTTGCTTGGACAGGGAGTCCGAAGGAAGTAGGGTTGTTTGGCGAGAACCTGTTCAAAGCAGGTGGAAAGTTTATAACTTTAACAGAGGGCGAGTGTGATGCGATGGCCGCTTACGAACTTATGGGCAGTAAGTGGCCTGTCGTATCTATAAAGTCAGGAGCACAAGGAGGTGTTCGTGATGTTAAAGAGAACTTAGAATATCTAGAGTCATTCGATTCTGTAGTCATTAATTTTGACAACGATAAGTACGGCAAGGAAGCGGCTCAAGCAATCGCTAAGCTACTCACCCCCAAGAAAGCTAAGATCATGACACTGCCAGTGGACTACAAAGATGCTAACGATATGTTACGTCAAGGTAGACATGCCGCATATGTTAGTGCTTTCTGGGACGCTAAAATCTATACACCCTCTGGAGTACTCAACCTATCTGATCAGCTTGAAGCCTATCAAAAGCTAAGAGCAGAGAAGAAAACCGCTATCCCTTATCCTTGGTTCGGCCTCAACAAGAAGCTAGAAGGCATGAGAGCGGGTGAGCTTATAACTCTTACAGGTGGCACAGGTCTAGGTAAGTCCTCAGTAACTAGAGAGATAGAGCACTGGTTGATTGAACATACAGACGATAATGTAGGTGTCATAGCTCTTGAAGAAACGTGGTCACGAACTGCTGAAGGTATCATGGCAGTAGAGGCTAATGCAAAGCTTCACCTTGATAGTGTTAAGGCTGAGTTCACACCAGAACAACTGGATGATTGTTACCGCAAAGTCTTTATGGGTGACAACGATGGTCGTGTATGGATTCATGCACACCACGGCGTTAATAACATTGACGACATCTTCAGCAAGCTACGCTATATGATCATAGGTCTGGACTGCAAGTGGATTGTAGTTGATCACCTTCATATGCTTGTGCTATCTACTTTAGAGAATGACGAGCGTAAAGCTATCGACGGCATCATGCATCGGCTCAGGACTATGGTAGAAGAGACAGGCTGTGGTATGATACTGGTGTCCCACTTGCGTCGAGTAGACGGCAATAGAGGCCACGAGAACGGCATCGAGACAGGGCTATCTCATCTCAGAGGGAGCCAAAGTATTGCTCAGTTATCAGATTGTGTTATATCTTTGGAGCGCAACCAACAAGCAGAGGATAAGATAGAAGCATCGACCACCAAGGTCAGGGTGTTAAAGTCACGATACACTGGAGATGTTGGAGTTGCCGCACACTTGCTGTATGATAACAAGACAGGCAGGCTCAAAGAGTTAGATGACTATGATTCAGATCAGTTTGATGCAGAGATCATATGAGTAAGAAGTGTACCAAGTGCGGAGAGGTTAAGGAGCTTGAGGGTTTTTCTAAGAATTGCAGGAACAAGGACGGCCTTCTGAATACGTGTAAGATTTGTGATGCGGCCTGTAAGAAAGTATATTACGTGGCGAACCGCGAGAAAGAACTGGCTTATGCTAAGACCTACTACAAAGCAAACCGTGAGAAGCTTTCGGCTAAAGCTAAAGCTTGGTTCCAAGCAAACCCAGAGAGAAACGCGGCTAATGGAAAGGCGTGGAGAAAAGCAAACCGCGACAAAGACGCCGCTGTTTCCGCCAAACGTAGGGCGGCTAAGTTAGAACGTACAGTTCCTTGGGCTGACCTTGTGAGTATACAAGCTATATATTCAGAGGCCAAAAGATTGACAGAAACAACAGGAGTCAAGCACCACGTTGACCATGTTATACCTTTACAAGGTGAGCTAGTGTCAGGCTTGCACGTTGAAAGTAACCTACAAGTGCTTACAGCCCAAGAGAACTGTAGCAAATCAAATAAATTTAACACTAACAACTAGGAAATACTTATGAGTAACTTAGTATTTGATATAGAAACAGATGGCTTAGATCCCACGAAAATTCATTGCCTCGTGGCTCAAGACGTAGATACTATGGACGTATTCACGTTCGACAACACTCAACTGGATGAAGGTTATGGGCTACTGCGCTCAGCAACTAAACTAATCGGCCACAACCTCATAGGCTATGACATTCCAGTGATAAAAAAGTTAGCAGGTATTGATCTGTTCGACAAGAAGATTGTTGATACCTTGGTACTATCACGGCTCTTTAAACCAACCCGCGAAGGGAACCACGGCCTTGAAGGATGGGGCTACAGGTTGGGTTTCAAGAAAGGAGACTTCGGAAAGCAGGATGATGCTTGGGACGCTTACACGCCACAGATGCTAGAGTATTGCAAGAATGATGTGTTGTTAAATACTAAAGTCTATGAGGCTTTGAAGCACGAGAGCCGTGGGTTCACACCGCAGTCAGTTCAGATAGAACACGGTGTAGCTAAGATCATAGATCAACAGCGCAACAACGGGTTCTTGCTAGACGTTGAGAAAGTGATGGGCTTGATGGCTATGTTTGAAACAAAGCTACATGACCTAGAGCAAGAGGTTCAGGAAGAGTTTAAGCCTACAGTCACAACGCAGATACTAACACCTAAGTATACAGCAACAGGTGCAGTAGCTAAGACAGCGACAGATCAACACGGCAAAGGCACAAGGCTCTTTGATGACGAGTACGAGAGACTATCTTTAGACATAGACTCTAAGCCTATAGCCCGACACACTGAGACACCATTCAACTTAGGTTCTAGAAAACAAATCGGCGAATACCTGATTCGTTTTGGTTGGAGTCCTAAGAAATTCACACCCACAGGTCAGCCTATTGTAGATGAGTCAACTTTAAATAAAGTTAAAGGGATACCACAGGCTTCGCTGATTGCTAAGTACCTTATGGTTCAGAAGCGTTTAGCTCAGACTAAGAGTTGGATCAAGGAGCTTGACGAAACTACAGGCAGGGTACACGGCTACGTTAATCCTAATGGTGCAGTGACAAGCCGCATGACACACTCTCATCCTAACATGGCCCAGATTCCAAGTAGTTCATCACCATACGGCGAAGAGTGTAGGTCTTGTTGGACAGTACCAGAGAACTATAGGCTCGTTGGCATTGATGCTTCAGGCCTTGAACTCAGAATGTTAGCCCACTATTTAAACGACAAGGACTATACGAATGAAATACTTAACGGCGATATACACACCACTAATCAGCGCCTTGCTAGAATTGAATCAAGAAATCAGGCAAAGACTTTCATCTATGCCCTCCTGTACGGAGCCGGAGATGCTAAGCTTGGGTCTGTGGTTGGAGGAAGTAGAACGGTTGGGAAAGGACTTAGACAACGCTTCTTTGATAATCTCCCATCATTTAAACAGCTTACGGACAGAGTACAACGAGAAGCTAAAAGCGGATTCATTAAAGCACTAGATGGTAGAAGGCTCACTGTTCGCTCAGAACATGCCGCACTCAACACTCTATTGCAAGGAGCAGGCGCAATAGTTATGAAGAAAGCACTTATAATACTAGACCAGAAGATAGCTAAGCATGGACACGACGCTAAGTTTGTAGCTAATGTCCACGACGAATGGCAGATAGAGTGCCACGTTGATGATGCAGTATCGGTAGGTAAGCTAGGTGTCCAAGCTATTAAAGAAGCGGGTTGTATGTTAAACCTTAACTGTCCTCTTGATGGGGATTACAAAGTAGGGAGTAATTGGAGTGAAACACATTAAAACTGAGCTAAATATTAATCCACGTACAGGAAGACCATTCTACTACAAGGATAATCCTGAAGCAGTAAAGGCTAGAGATGCTAGACGAATGTATGTTAATAACAAAGAGATCTCGAAGTTCGATCCTCTACATACAGCAGGCAGGTATAAAACTTTAGAGGGCGCGGCATTCGCTTCATTAAATAACTACTCTGATGTTAAGGAGGGCTATGTATATATCGTATCTAATCCTGCATGGGGTGGTTGGTACAAAGTTGGCATGGCTATTGATGCTTATGATAGATGTTCGGGGTATCAAACCTCTTCGCCTTTTCGGGATTATGCGGTAGAATACTGCAAGTACTTTGAAGATCGCAGAGAATCTGAACAGAACATACACACTAGATTAGCTGAACAAAAGATAGAGAGACGCGGTGAATGGTTTCGAGGATCGCTCACTGATATAAAATCTGTTATCCAACAACAGTAATTGGCGCATAAATCTGCACTATCACCACACTTTGTAGCGCATAAAACTAAAACCCATTAACAGGAAAAGACCATGATGGAATTAAATACACTAGTACCTGACATCTACAAGCACCTAGAAAAACTATCAGACGGCACACCTTTGCCGCTCTCTGAGGCTGATATAGATAGGGCGACTGAGGGTATGCGAGAAGCCTTAATATCTTGGGCAACACCCAGAGAACGAGACAGCAACTTCACTGTTCGTATGTCAAATGTAGGGAAACCTTCGCGTCAGTTGTGGTACGAGAAGCGCGATCCTCAAGGACGAGGAGGCATTGATGGGCCAACACAGATCAAGTTTCTGTACGGCCATCTGCTTGAAGAGATTGTGTTGATGCTTGTACGCATGGCAGGACATGAAGTTACTGACGAGCAGAAAGAAGTTAAGGTCGAAGGTATCGTAGGACACATGGACTGCAAGATCAACGGCGAAGTAGTAGATGTTAAGACAGCCTCGCGCTTTGCGTTCAAGAAATTCAGAGAAGGTCGCTTAGCAGATGATGATCCGTTCGGATACCTTGGACAGCTTGCAGGCTATGAGGCCGCAGAGGGTACAGAGAACGGTGGCTTCTTGGTGTTGAACAAAGAGAGCGGTGAGTTGTGTATGTATGTGCCTGACGATCTTGATAAGCCTAATATTAAAGCGTCAATTAAATCTCTGTTGCCTGCATTAGAGCTTGATACACCCCCTGCGCTCTGTTATACTCCTATAGCAGACGGCAAGAAAGGAAACATGAAACTTCCAAAGGGCTGTAGTTGGTGTAAGTATAAGTACCAATGCTATGCAGACTCTAATGATGGCAAAGGACCTCGCACCTTTAAATATTCAAACAGCCTAACATACTTGACAGAGGTTGTAGTCGAGCCGAAGGTAGAGGAACTACTATGAATGGTAAGAAAGCTAAGCGCATTAGAAAACAAGCAAGCATAATAATAGTTGACTGGTTACAGTCCTTACTCAGCGACGAAGAAGGCCAGAAGATAAACACTAAAAACTATATAAACTTTATGCCTGAGCAGACACACTTCATGGCCCAGAGAACTATGCACCTGAATGCGTATCATCCTAAGTGGATAGTTAATAAAATAAACCAACTGCTTGCTATCTATCCTGATCGTTCTATAGAAGAGATTACTTTGGAGGACATCCAATGGAAGATATCCCGCTAAATATTGAAGATATGATTGTAGCTGTAGGTAGTTTCTTGTTTAGTGCAGAAAACTCTATCACAGACGTAGACTCAGGCTTCCTTCTAGATTTGAGGCTAGTGATAGATGCAGAGTTAGAAAGAAGGGAGGTTACTGTCCATTGAAAAATGTTAAGAAAGGATACCGGAAACCTAGAGTACCGCGACCAGTAGAGAAGGATCTTGTTAAGGGCTATGATTCTAACTGGGAGTACGAACTACACAGCGGCATCCTAGACAACTGGAGTTTCCACACTGACAAGATCCCTTATACTGTTTCGCATAATTATCACCCCGATTTCTTACGGATAATTGAAGGCAAGAAGATTTTACTTGAAGCTAAGGGGAGGTTCTGGGACTACGCTGAGTTCAGTAAGTACATATGGATCAGTAAGACATTGCCTCAAGATACTGAGTTAGTGTTTCTGTTTGCTAACCCCAGTGCGCCAATGCCACAGGCTAAGCGCAGGAAGGATGGAACCAAACGAAGCCACGGAGAGTGGGCAAGTGCTAATAACTTCAGGTGGTTTAGCGAACATAGTATTCCAGACACTTGGATCAACGCAAAAAAGAGGGAAAGTTTTGACTGACATCAGCAGGAAAGACGAGAGGCGTGATAGATTTGTAAGGAAGAAGAAGTTTAAAAAGATTACTTCGGCTTCTAAGATGAAAGAAACTAAGCGCAGAGAACCAACCATTAACTTTGATATTGAGGTAGACCATGAACAGACGATTAAATGATGTAACCCCAGAGGAGTGGGATAGAGTCCGCAATACACAGCCCCGCAATGAAAGAGCAGATGACCACAAAGATTTAGTGTTCAGCAAGTGGGTAGACTTAGCGATGCAAGAAGCGCATGAGGATAAAGAAGAAGATTCAGTGAATCACCCAACACACTATAACTCTGGGGGCATTGAATGTATTCAGGCCATTGAAGCAAGCATGGAGCTTGAAGCATTTCAAGGATACTTAAAGGGAAATATCTTGAAATACATTTGGAGGATGTCATACAAGGGCAAAGCTTTAGAGGACTGCGAGAAATCCCAGTGGTACTTAAATAAATTAATTAGCACACTAGAGGACAACACCTAATGGATCAGTATCAAGAGTTTATACACAAGAGCCGCTATGCACGTTGGATACCTGAGCATAACCGCAGGGAGACTTGGAGTGAGACAGTGTTTCGTTATGTTTCATTCTGGAGAGATCGTGAGCAGATCACAGTAAAGGAAGGTCAGAAACTATATGATGCAATACACAACCTTGAAGTCATGCCTAGCATGAGATGCATGATGACAGCAGGTAAGGCACTAGATAAAGATAATGTAGCAGGGTTCAACTGTAGTTATCTTCATATTGATTCGCCGCGATCCTTTGACGAGTTGATGTACGTCCTTATGTGTGGCACTGGTGTCGGGTTTAGCGTTGAGCGTAACTTCATCAACAAGCTACCTGTAGTGGCTGAGACATTCCATCAAACTGACAGTATTATAGTAGTGTCTGACAGCAAGATCGGTTGGGCTTCAGCATTCCGTGAGTTGATTGCTATGCTATATGCAGGTAAGATTCCTAAGTGGGATATGAGCAGGGTAAGAAGTGCCGGAGAACGCCTCAAGACCTTTGGTGGACGAGCATCAGGCCCAGAGCCTTTGATTGATCTGTTTAACTTTTGTGTGGATGTGTTCCAGAAAGCTAAGAAGCGCAAGTTAACCTCCATTGAGTGCCATGATATCTGCTGTAAGATTGCAGACATCGTAGTTGTTGGGGGTGTTAGGCGCTCAGCATTAATAAGTTTATCTAATCTATCTGATCAGCGTATGTCTAAGGCTAAGTCAGGAGACTGGTGGAGGAATGAAGGACACCGAAGACTTGCTAACAACAGCGTAGCGTACACTGAGAAGCCTGACTTTGAAGCTTTCTTGAATGAGATGCAGACCATGTACGAGAGCAAGGCAGGTGAGCGAGGAATATTTAGTCGTGTTGCGGCACAGAAGATTGCAGGTAGAAACGGTAGGCGTGATGCTGATCAGGACTTCGGGACAAATCCCTGTTCGGAAATAATTTTACGCAGTAATGAGTTTTGCAATTTATCCGAAGTGGTAGTGCGCTCAGACGATACACTATCAACACTCAAGAAGAAGATTGAAACTGCCGCGATCATCGGCACACTACAAGCTACACTTACAGACTTCAGATACTTGAGGGCTATTTGGAAGAAGAACACAGAGGAAGAAGCACTGCTAGGTTTAAGCCTGACAGGTATCATGGATCACCCCGTTATTGGAGTATCATCAGATAAAACAGCACAGTGGCTAGAGGAGTTAAAACTTGTTGCGATTAAAACAAATAAAAAGTGGGCTGAGAAGCTTGGTATCAGTCAGTCTGTGGCTATTACATGTGTTAAGCCAAGCGGTACTGTATCTCAGCTTGTTGATTCTGCCAGTGGTATTCACCCTCGTTTCTCTAAGCACTATATTAGAAGAGTACGTTCGGATGCGAAAGACCCATTGGCTCAGTTCATGTCAGCCACAGGATTCCCAGTTGAACAAGATGTAGCAAGCCCGGCTTCGTGGGTATATAGCTTTCCTATCAAGTCGCCTACTGGAAGTACAACAGTTAAACAAGTTGGAGCTATGCAACAGTTAGCCCTGTGGAAGCTCTATCAGAACCACTGGTGTGAACATAAGCCTAGCATCACGGTGTACTACACTGACGACGAGTTCCTTCAAGTAGCACAGTGGATCTGGGATAACTTTGATATCTGTAGTGGCATTAGCTTATTGCCTGTCACTGATCACGTATATCAACAAGCACCTTACGAAGACATCACTGCTGAGAAGTACAAAGAGTTAGTAGCGGCTATGCCTAAAGGTGTAGATTGGAATGACCTTATGCATTTTGAACACGAGGATAATACAACAGGCTCTCAAGAATTAGCGTGTGTTGGGGGTGCATGTGAAATTGTTTAAGAAGAAAGGCAAGGAAGCCAACATCATAGGCTTTAAAGTCTTAATAAACTGCGAAGGAGTTGTTGTTACAGAGATCAGTGGTATTCCAGACGCTGATCTTCCGACAGTCTTTAAAGACCAAGAATTGTTAATAATGAGAAACATTGTACATCTTATGAAACAAAAACTAGAACCTCTCCATGCTTTCTTAGAAGAGGAACTAGCCGCACTAAACCATCCAACCGCCTAGTACTATTTGTTGCGGGCTACCGCTTTTGTTTTCTCTACAGTTCTCATTGCGCCTAGTCCTAGCATACCCATCAATACTGTAGTAAGCAATGAGCTATCTACAGGGGGTACAGTAAGCCAGATGCTAAGTATAGGTGCTAAGATTGTAGAATACAGCAGAGCTAGTCCACAGATCCAACCGATAGCAGGCCTCCATCCGGCCACAAATAAACTCTTGTGTGCGGCTTCAACAGCGTTAACAGCCAATTGGCCCTTAGCTAACTCTTGGGCGTGGCGCTCTGCCATTGTGCTTATTTCGTGAGCTAAAGCGTTGCGCTGATCTTTATTTTCCACAAACTTATCTAGAAGCCCCGATATCGGCCCTATTAGTGCTTGCAACATGGTGTGTACCTCTCTTACTTAATTATTTATTTTCTTGCGCCGGCAGAAGCGCCAAGAGGACTAGTTCAACTATCACTTCCATCTTGAATGCTTTTGGAACGCTCTGCATCTTTCGCACCACACCTCCGCTCTGTCGGCCTTAACTTGATAGGCGCAAGTACAGTGTCGTCTGCAATGCTCTTTAAAATGCTTCTTAGTTTTGGAGAGCTTTCGTCGCGCCCATCTCCAGTATAAATAAAACCTAATCATTTGTGTTGCCCCGCTTATCTGTCTAGTAGTGGATTCAATTTATCTTCCTCACACCAAAGGTCGCCACACTTTTCATAGACCGTTTTCCAACCCTTCTCTCGCACACTCTCTCGCTTGAGTTTTTTAAGGTTCGCATCGGAAATCTCCCAAATCCTACCCATTACATCTAACCGACACGTAAATGTAGTCTTATGATTCGCAAGCTCTTGCACTAGATGTGGCGGATATGTTTCGTAAAGTATTTCTCGACACTCTTCCGCTGTTACATTCTGATTAAGAACTAATGTTAAGGTTAATAGTAAAGGCTCCAAGACAGTCTCCATCATAGAAAATTAGTGTAATAGTGTTTTAAAGTAGCGCCTAATAAGTACCCACTGAAGAACAAAGCTGATGCCAAAAAGGGGTGTTCCTTACAAAACCGCCAAAGCTCCTCCATCATCTTTTATCTCCCTTGCTTCGCTCTAACGTCGCGCACCGCTGTTTTTATTGCATCTTCAGCAAGCACTGAACAGTGGATCTTAACTGGGGGAAGCGCCAATTCTTCGGCGATATGCGTATTTTTTATTTGCTCAGCTTCATCTAAATGCTTACCTTTAACCCACTCAGTTAAAAGTGAACTCGAGGCTATAGCTGAACCACAAC